CCATGGCTCTCCCCTTTTTTTATTTCTGGAGAGCAAATGGAAATTTCAATTAAAAAAGAAGATTTACAAAAGAAAAGCATTTTTGTTGCAACACCTATGTACGGCGGTATGAACCACGGTCTATACGCAAAGGCATGTTTAGACCTACAAGCATTGTGTATGCAATATGGTGTTCAAGTGAAATTCTCATTTCTTTTCAATGAATCTCTAATCACACGTGCAAGAAACTATCTCGTTGATGAATTCTTGGATCGTTCAGACTGCACACATCTATTGTTTATCGACTCTGATATTCACTTTGATCCTAAAGATGTATTGGCACTTCTAGCATTAGATAAAGATGTTATCGGTGGTCCATATCCTAAGAAGGCCATTAAATGGCGTGCAGTTAAGAAAGCAATCGAACGTAATCCAGACGTTGATGCGAATCAATTAGCCAATGTTACTGGTGATTATGTTTTCAACCCAGTAAAAGGCACACAACAATTCTCCGTTACAGAACCACTTGAAGTATTGGAAATCGGTACAGGTTTCATGTTGGTTAAACGTGAAGTATTCCCTAAAATGGCAGAAGCCTATCCACAATTACGTTACCGTCCAGACCACGTTGGTCAAGCCAACTTTGATGGTTCACGTTACATTCATGCATACTTTGATACAATCATTGATACTGCTGATAGCGCAACAGGTGGTGGTTCTGACCGTTACTTGAGTGAAGATTATATGTTCTGCCAACTCTGGCGCAAGATTGGTGGTTCAATTTGGTTGTGTCCATGGATGCGTACAGACCACATCGGCACATATCATTTCCGTGGTGACATGCCAGCAGTAGCGAATTACGTTGGAGAAATGTAATGATTGTTGGTTTACTTGGATTCATTGGTTCAGGTAAAGGCACCGCAGGTGACATTCTGAAAGACATGGGTTTTACACCTGTGTCTTTCGCCAAGGGCGTTAAGGATGTTACTGCTCAAATGTTTGGTTGGCCTCGTCACCTATTGGAAGGTGATACAGTTAAGTCACGTGAATGGCGTGAACAACCTGATGAGTTCTGGTCTAAAGAGTTTGGTGAAGATTTCACACCACGTTATGCATTACAGTTAATGGGTACAGAAGTTGGTCGTGATGTATTTCACAAAGACTTTTGGGTTATCAGCCTGAAACGTTACATGATGGAAAACCCAGACCAAAATTATGTTATCACAGACGTTCGTTTCCAAAATGAAATTCAGTTTGTGCATGACATGGGTGGTTGCCTGATTGAAGTTCAACGTGGTGTTAAACCACATTGGTACGATGTTGCATCAAGAGCCAACAATGGTGACTTCAAAGCAGCCATCTTTATGGAACAACAAAGTGGTGTACATGCATCCGAATGGTCATGGGTTGGTGGTCCAATTGACCACGTTATCGAAAACAATGACACACTAGAAGAATTAAGGAATAATTTGATTCGTAAGCTTGAAATATCTTACGGTTCAAGTATAATTAGTGAATTGAAATAAGGAGTATATTATGAAACTATCTAATGAAACACTATCAGTTTTGAAAAACTTTGCGGGTATCAATTCTGGTATTGAATTCAAAAAAGGCAATAAGATTGCCACAATCTCATCCACAAAGACTGTGCTTGCAAAGGCGACTTTGAAAGATGATTTCCCACAAGACTTTTGTGTTTATGATTTGAACCAGTTCCTATCGGTACATTCTTTGAATAAAGATACTGAACTGGATTTTGACACAAATAATATCATCTTCAAATCTGGTCGTTCTAAAACCAAATATCGTATGACTGCAAAGAATATGATTGTGTCCGCACCAGACAAAGAATTGAAATTGCCATCTGTTGATGGTTCATTCACATTGAGTGATGTTGATTTGGCACAAGCACTAAAGAATGCCTCAGTTCTACAATCACCAAACATCGCATTTGAATCTGACGGTTCTAAAATCTCTGTTACAGTATTCAATGCTAAAGATGACTCAGCACACACAAACACAATCGAAATTGGTGACACCACTGGTGCAAAATTCAAAGCAGTATTCTTGACAGAAAACTTCAAGATGATTCCTGGTGCATATGACGTTGAAGTTTCTTCTCAAGGTCTAGCAACATTCAAAAGCCCCTCTGGTGATTTGCAATATTGGATTGCTATCGAGGCAAAAGATTCTAAGTTTGGAAATTAATTATGATGATATATCTGACGGACGCAAACAATAACCAAAAGATTGCAATCAATACGGACCATATTGTTGCCGTACACAAAGGTGTTGAAGGAGAAAATACCAACAAGACCATTGTGAATCTTACCAATGCACACTTGTTTGTGTTAGAAGAAGATTATGAAATTGTTTCTATGATTAATAATGGATAATATATGACAAAAGTAAATACACTATTCGGTTCTTTCGATGATGATGCCTTGAAAAAACTAAAAGGTTACATTGATGAGGTTGTTGTTCACATGCATCGTAATGATGCCAATGCAGCAGCAATCAAAGATATTGTTGACCTTGCACATGATGAGTTGAAAGTTCCTAAGAAGATTTTGAAACGCATGGCAAAGGTACAACACAAGAACTCTTTCCAGACCGAAGTTGCGGAATCAAAAGAGTTTGAAGCCTTATACGAAAGTATGACCGAGGTCAAGTAATGGAACCAACAAGCAGAAGAAGTTTTGCTAAAGGTCTAGGTCTCCTAGGCCTTCTTTCGGTTGGAGTTGCAGGTTACAAAGAAGCAACATCGGTACCAACCGTAGTATACAAACAAGATGAACTGCCAACCAAAGAACTGGAAGCACAACTATCATCACCGGGAGTTGCTAAAATATCAATGCAAGCAGTATATGGTACACCTAAACCACATAATCCATACAGTATTAATTTCTATGGTATGAACAATTTTGTGGAAGGAACTAGAAAAGAAGTTTGGGTTGATTTGGTTCCTGGACCTGATGGTAAACTATACGTCAAAGAGAATGACATTTGGCGTAAAATCTGATACAATGTTATTTTATATTATGGAGAATTTGAATGAGCGAACACATGCTGTGGGTAGAGAAGTATCGTCCACAAACTATTGAAGATTGTATCCTTCCTGATGCACTTAAAAAAACATTTCAGGAATTCGTAAACCGTAAAGAGATTCCCAACCTACTTCTGTGTGGTACAGCTGGTGTCGGTAAGACCACAGTTGCACGTGCATTGTGTGAAGAAGTAGGTTGTGATTATATCATACTTAACGGTTCAGATGAGAACGGTGTTGATGCCGTTCGTAACAAGATTAAGAACTATGCGAGTTCTATGTCTCTTGCTGGTGGCCGCAAAGTCATCATCCTAGATGAAGCAGATTATCTAACACCTAACGCACAGGCAATTCTTCGTGCAGGTATTGAAGAATATGCAGGCAACTGTTCCTTCATTTTCACCTGTAACTTTAAGAATCGAATCATCGACCCACTACACTCACGTTGTACAGTTATTGATTTCAAAGCCAATGGTTCTAAAGCCAAGATGGCATCACAGTTCTTCCAACGTGTATGTACAATTCTAAACGATGAAGGTATTGCATATGATAAAGAAGTTGTGGCTGCGGTCATTACTAAACACTTTCCTGACAATCGCCGTATTCTTAATGAGTTGCAGCGTTATGGTGTTTCTGGTACTATTGACAAAGGCATCCTTGCGGCAGTTGGTGATGTTCAATTAAATGAACTTGTCAAAGCACTTGCAGGCAAAGACTTTGCTTCTGCTCGTAAATGGGTCACCAACAACTTGGATAACGATCCTGCACGTATTTTCCGTGCCTTGTATGACACACTATACGAACAGTTGAAACCTGGTTCGGTGCCTCAATTGGTTCTTATCCTTGCGAAATACCAATATCAGTCTGCCTTTGTTGCTGACCATGAGATTAATTTGATGGCCTGCCTGACTGAAATTATGGTGGAGTGTGATTTCAAATGACACCATTTGACTATGTTAACCTAGTATTGCATAGTAAGAAACAAGATGGTGAATTAGATTTTGTGGATTATGCTCCATATATTGTCAATCGTTCTTTGTCTTATCACCTAGATTGCATCTTACATGCACAGGAAATGAACAAGTTTCCAAGTCTTGATAAAGATATGCAATACCAGTATCTTCTAAATAGTATCAGGCCTATGAAACGGAAGTTTGCTCCGTGGCAGAAAGCTAATAGGGACAAGGATATTGAATGTGTTAAAGCATACTTTGGTTATTCCGACCAGAAGGCCACAGAGGCACTTCGTATTCTTACTGATGAACAAATCGCTGAAATAAGAAAAAGAACAGACAAAGGCGGAATGAAATGATTGACATTAACGATTTAGTTGAAGTTACATTAGCAGAAAAAGATGATTTCCTAAAAGTTAGAGAAACACTTACCAGAATTGGTGTAGCTTCGAAAAAAGATAAAACATTGTTTCAAAGTTGCCACATTCTCCACAAACGTGGACAGTATTATGTGGTACACTTCAAAGAACTATTTGCATTAGATGGCAAACCTACTGACATTACCGAGAATGATTTGGCACGTAGGAATGCCATCGTTAACTTGTTGGAAGACTGGGGACTGTTGAAGGTTGTCAACAAAGAACAAACACAGACACCGGAACCTATCTTCCTGTCACAAGTTAAAATCATTTCCCATAAAGAGAAACATGAATGGCAACTGACACCCAAGTATAATATTGGTAAAAAACCACAAAATACTTGACAAGTCATATAAATATTGTTATAATCTCAGTCCCATCGGGATGGGAAAAGGTCTCCACCTACCTTAGGAGCGTATAAAGCGGACACAACGATAGGGTGTCGCTGGAACCCGTAACCAGCTTTTATCGGTATGCCTTCGGGGTACCACTTTAACTTACTCGCTTTAACAGGAGAAAAAGCATGACACAATTATTTCCTTCATTGGATTTCCGTAAATTCGACCCTTTCACAATTGGCTTCGATGAGGTTTTCAAAGACCTACAAGAAATGTCAAAGACAGCTGCAAAGGCCATGTCGTATCCTCCATACAATATCAAACAAGTTAACGAAAACAAATACGTCATTGAAATGGCTGTTGCTGGTTTCGCAAAGTCCGATATTGAAGTTACACTAGAAGGTAACAAACTTGTCGTAAAAGGCAAAGCACAGGACGAGGATGCACCAGAGAATTTCATTTTCAAAGGTATTGCAAATCGTAACTTCCAACGTGAGTTCAAAATCGCCGACAAGGTTGAAATTGAAAACGCAGAATTGGTAAACGGCATGTTGAAAATTGGTTTGGCTAACATGGTCAAAGTCCAAGATGCTGTTAAGAAAATTGCAATCGTAGATAAATCTTCAAAATGAATTGGTGGCCAGTATCCGATGAGGAATGGGAACGCCTAAATTTTCCGGAAAGATTTAAAGATGAAAAAGTTTCTACAAAGCATCCTTGAGGCAATTGAAGCCATCAAGTTACACAGGCAAAGTCCTGGTATCAAAGGTCGATAAAACCTAGGGGTCTTGACAGACCCCTTTTTTTATTGTATAATGGTTCTATTATGAAAACACTAGATAAATCACCAATTAAAATGCGTAATATTCTCCGCAAGGATGAAGTTTACTATGCTTTACCTGGTCAAACGAAAGAAGTTGACGGGGTTGAATTCGTATATGTAATTAAAAATATTGGTATACGTGAGACACCAAAGTTGATGCGTAAAGACTCCTTGGAGAGGTGTAAATAATACGTGCGCCTATAGCTCAGTTGGTTAGAGCAGCGGACTCATAATCCGTTGGTCCTAGGTTCAAGTCCTAGTGGGCGCACCATCTATTACGATGATAGATATTATCAATTAGATTTTGATTCATTATTGTGATATACTATGATAAGTAATCTATGTGGTTACTTAACTATTGAAAGGGAATTATGTCAGTTACCATTAAAAATCTTGAGAGTGCTTTGGCAGGCGAGTCAATGGCACACATCAAATATCGTTACTTTGCCAAGTTGGCACGTGCTGAAGGTTACGAAGAAGTTGCAAAACACTTTGAACACACAGCAGACCAAGAATTGCTTCACGCATGGGGTCACCTAGAACTATTGATTGGTAAACCAAATACACGTAAATGTTTGGAATTGGCCATCGAAGGTGAGACACATGAATATACATCCATGTATCCTAAGATGAAAGAAGAAGCAATTGCAGAAGGTAATCAAGAAGCTGAACGTGAAGCTGCACATCAAATTGCAGAATCAGAATATCATGCCAAAGAATTCCAAAAAGTTCTTGCGTTGGCAGAGAAACGTTTTGCTGCATTGGCCAAGGTCGAAGAACGTCATGCAAAAGCATACCAAGATAAATTGGATGCAGTTACATTTCCAGTAATCTAAGGAGAACTATAATGGGTGAAAGAATTTACGTTTGTGTAGTTTGTGGACACCAGTTGTCTGAAGCAGATTGGTTATCTTTACCAGATGAAGTCAACTGTCCAGAATGTGGTGTTTCCAAAAACGATTATGTATTGATGGAATAAAATGAAAGAAAAATTTCGTGATGTTTATATGAGAATGGCTGAAGAATTCGCAGGATGTTCTACAGCCAGACGATTACAGGTTGGTGCGGTCGTTGTAAAAGATGACCGTATCATTTCTGTTGGTTACAATGGAATGCCATCCGGTTGGGACAACAATTGTGAAACTGAATGGACAGATAAAACACGTATAGTGGTCTTAGAAACTAAACCGGAGGTACTCCATGCTGAAACTAATGCAATCGCTAAGTTGGCAAAATCAACTGAATCTGGCCTCGGCGCTACTCTTTTTGTTACTCATGCACCTTGTCTGGACTGTGCAAAGTTGGTTTACCAATCTGGTATCAATTCTGTTTATTACCGCAATACTTATCGTAGTGAAGCAGGCATACAGTTCTTACAAAAAGCAGGAGTCAGAACTGAACAAATCTAAATAGGCCATGCAAGTAAAAGTCTACAACTGTCCTGACAAATACTTTAAGCCTTACATTGTACGGGCAACCGAATTTTTCGCCAAAGAACTTATACCAAACACCAGAATCAGAAACAATTGCCTAACTAAGGTTCGTTTTGATGCCAAAATAGACAATTATGGTTCTTGTGGTGCCGAGAATTATAATTCAAGAAATCAACCACGTGAGTTTCTAATTGAAATTCATCCTGGTCTTGGTGCAGCAACCATCCTCTCCACACTTGCACACGAAATGGTCCACGTGAAACAATTAATCTGTGGTGAAACCAACGATGAACTTTCCATGTGGAAAGGTAAACGTATCAACTCAGACAAGGTCGATTACTGGGACCACCCATGGGAAATAGATGCACATGGTCGAGAAGCAGGTCTTTTGACTAAGTTTGCTGTGCAAGAATGTCTGTGGGAAATCTTCCACGGTTTCAAAAATCCAAATCTACCCGTGGTTTCCGAACCAATTAGGTGGAAATAATTACAAAATATTTTTAAAAAACCGCTTGCCTAGGCTAAAAGTTTACTATATAATAACACTATGATGAAAACTATACATTCCTTTACCCAACAACCGCAAACAAGTTTGTGGTTAGCCGGCTATCGCTCAGCGAAAAATGAGATTAATGATATGCCACAAGGGTTAAGTATAGATGAAGGTTGGGACGGATAAAAAAGTTCTAAACAAACACCAAATACAAGACCCTTAGTAACGAAAGTTCTAAGGGTTTTTTGTTTGTTGTTTTAAAACAACAGAGTGGTTGACAGAATCTCTGGTTCTGATACAATACAACTTGTTCTTTAAAAATTTGTAGAGTTAAATTATTGTTCCCTCTTAGCTTAGTCTGGCCTAAAGCACTGGTCTTTGAAATCAGTATCGTTGGTTCGAATCCAACAGGGGGTGCCATATAAAAACACATTAGTTGGTAATAAGTTGCCAAGCAAAGGTTGTCAAAACAATCGCTAGTGTGTTTCTATATGGAAAGTAATGCAGCTGGGATGGTCCGGCGACTAGCCTTGAAAACTAGGTTCTCAGAAATGGGATGGGGTTCGACTCCTCTGCTTTCCGCCAATTTGGAGATTGGGCAGGATGGTAATGCAGCAGATTGCTAATCTGTCATCGTAGTGATACGGTGAGTGGGTTCGACTCCCACAGTCTCCGCCAATACCTCGGTGGCTTGGTAGTCAGAGAGTCCTTATAAGACTTTTAGTGCCAGATTAGCGTTCTTGAGAAGGTTCGATTCCTTCCCGAGGTACCAATGAAAGAAGATTATGTGGGAAGTGAAAACAGAAAATAAAATATATGTGTTTTTCGATTTAAGTGAAGCACTATATCAGGCACAATGCATTGATGAATTTGTAACTATCACAGATGGTACAACAGAAATTGTTGGCAAATTCGGCGTTGATGCTGTAGAAGATAAAGTTTTGCCAGATGGTGGAACATATGATTGGACCATGCGGCGTGATGAAACACACCGTAGTTCAAGGAAAAAGTTAGTGTAGCGGTGGCAGAGTGGTCAATTGCAACGGATTGCAAATCCGTAAAGTCGTGAGTTCAAATCTCACCCGCTACTCCAGTTGTTGTAATTTTACAACAGACTGGTTGACAAAAGGTGTGGTTGTGATACAATACACACTTGTTCTTTAAAAATTTGTAGAGTTAATATTTGCACGATTCGTCTATCGGTTAGGACGCTGCCCTTTCAAGGCGGAAAGACGAGTTCGATTCTCGTATCGTGTACCATATTAAATTGTATTGGGTTATCAACTCCAGTAGGTGAATGTCAAGGCATTTCAGCAGCCGTGCTGACCTTAGACAATATCACATGAAGCCTTACGATGGTGCTGGAATTAGTTGACTTGTAATGTGGACAAAAGCTTATCGGCAGACGGTGCCGTGAGAAGTCTCTGTGAGAAACGCTTTTGACACCCCAGTAGAATTTAATATGGTATCATTTGTTTTGCTGACGTAAGCCATGGGTGAAACGTCAAGCCTGAGTAACTATGTACATAAACGGTAGTGTGGCCACCAATTCCGTTGAGCATAGCAAATAGTGCGTCAGCAAAACAAATGGTAGATGGGGGTATAACTTAACGGCTAAAGTATCTGGCTTTTAACCAGGAAATCAGAGTTCGATTCTCTGTACCCCTACCAAACAATTTAATGGAGAACGAGAAGCATTGGTGACTTCAGGTGACTGTAAATCATCCGCCTTACGGCATACGGGGTTCGATTCCCTGGTTCTCCACCAACATGCCCCGTTAATATAACGGCTATTATATCCGACTGTCCATCGGAAGACAGGAGTTCGATTCTCCTACGGGGCGCCAGTTTTATTCCCTAGTAGCACAGCGGTAGTTGCGCCTGACTGTTAATCAGGATGTCGTATGTTCGATCCATACCTAGGGAGCCAATTTATCTCCGTATTGCATAACCTGGTAGTGTTCATGGTTTGGGACCATGCGGTGGGGGTTCAAATCCCTCTACGGAGACCACAAAACTCGCCTTGACTTGCGGCGTATAATGAGATAAGTAGTAAGTTATTTGGGCTGTTAGTGCTAATGGGAACACATCTGGTTTGCAACCAGAAATTGAGAGTTCGATTCTCTCACGGTCCACCATATAAAAACACATTGGTAGTGCGGCCGTATTAGGTTACGGTACCAAGCAGATTAGTGTGTTTCTATATGGTAAATGCTACCGGCCGGTAGCATCTATGCTGGGGAGTAATTAACCTCAGGAACTCGTGGTGATGGAATGGTAGACATAGGCTCCCTTTGAGAGCCAGTGGAAATAAGCGCCACATGCAGGTTCGAATCCTGTCCACAATGAGTTCGCCATAAAAATTTAACGGTGATGTAGCTCAATCGGCAGAGCAGTTCCTTCATACGGAAAAGGTTGTGGGCTCGGATCCTACCTTCACCACCATATTATGGGCGATTAGTAAAATGAATATTACGCTAGGCTACGAACCTTGAAGTGGGAGTTTGATTCTCTCATCGCCCTCCAGAACGTGCTGTCTCGTCAACAGCTACTGTGACCCGCAGGATGAGAAGTGTAATGATATACACGGGTGGTAGTCTTTAAACCGAAAGGCCGCTGGCAATGCGAGAACGGTCCCTGTCGGGAAGCGGGTGGAGGCTGTGTGTGATGGTATGCCGAACGAAAGAACGGGGTGCTTGATGCAGTATAATTACCGCCGAGGGACGCAGAGCATTATACCTCGTTAGCTCAATGGCAGAGCACCCGGCTGATAACCGGTAGACACAAGTTCGATTCTTGTACAAGGTACCAAGTTTATCTCTCGCAAGTGTTCCGGTAGCACACGACTCTCCAAAAGTCTTGGACGGGGTTCGATTCCCTGGCGGGAGGCCAGTTTTATAGAAAGGTGATTGATATGAAAAATTTCGACATACAAGAAGTCAAGCAATTCCTTGCAAACCAAGGACCTGATACGAAAGTATATTTGGGTGCTGACTCTGAACGCATTAGAGTTAATGGTGTTTGGTATGCTGATTATGCTTTGGCTGTCGTAGTTCATATTGATGGCCGCCACGGTTGTAAGATTTTCGGTTATGTTGACCGTGAATTGGATTATGACCACAAGAAAAGCAAACCTGCTATGCGTCTGATGACAGAAGTATATAAGGTTTCAGAATTGTTCCAAAACTTGGCTGAAGTGTTAGAAGATTATCATGTTGAAGTTCACTTAGACTTGAACAAAGATGATATGCACGGCAGTTCTTGTGTGGTACAACAAGCAATTGGTTACATCAAAGGTACATGCAACATGACACCTATGGTTAAACCAGATGCACCAGCTGCAAGTTTCTGTGCTGACAGATTAAAAAGAATTCTGGCAGAACAAGAAGCATTGTCAGCTTAATACAGACCCCCAAAGTAATTAAGTTTGCTTTGGGGAGACATTAGTTTAGTGGTAAAACCACGGGTTGTGATTCCGTTATCACGAGTTCGATTCTCGTATGTCTCCCCAAAGTAAATTTTATGCCTCGTTAACTCAGCGGTAGAGTAACTCTTTTACACGGAGAAGGTCGGCAGTTCGATCCTGTCACGAGGTACCAAGTTTTGCAAGTGTTAGTAAGTGAAAGTCACCGATTCGAGTAGCTGGCCAGCCAAAGAGGAGGTAAACAACGGGAGGCGCAAACCCTCTGTACAAAAATAGACACGTTGGATGAGTAACTGTAATGACGTACCGAGTCCCAGCCGGCTTTATATACTTGGGTGAATGGTGCTTATAACTATGGTAGCACAACTTGCAAATTCATTAACAACACCCGTCACGCTTCTTTATAGCGCACCCCGATGGGTTACTTGCAACTCTAGCTGATGTGGTCATAGCGGCGGTCTGAAGAACCGTTGAAACAGGTTCGATTCCTGTGGGTTGCACCAATATGCCCCGATGACGGAACTGGAATACGTGCTGGCCTCAAAAGCCGGATTCTGTGGGTTCGAATCCCACTTGGGGCACCATATAAAAACACATTATTGCCTGAAAAGGTGAAAATTCTAGACAAGTAATCAAATGTTATTCGTGCTCGTGTTAGTATACGACATTGAGGCGGTAGAGGTATAATGTGTTTCTATATGGGTTATAAGCTTAAGTGATGAAGCAACCGGCTCTTAACCGGAAGAACAGAGTTTGATTCTCTGATGACCCACCAATTTCGGGATAGACGATAGTTTTGAGTCCTGCTTTGCATAGCACATCATGGGGTGTGTGACAAAGACATATTGCAATTTGTGGTTTAAGACTTGACTATTCGAGACAATCATGCGAGTCCATCCAGGTGGATAGTGTGGCTCCCAAATCTATTTGCTCCTATAGTTTAATGGCAGAACAGACCTTTGGTATGGGTCAAACGAAAGTTCGATTCTTTCTTGGAGCACCAATTTGTAATAATTCAGTTCTAGTAAAAGGCACTGGTTGCCTTTCTGGAAAGGATGGTGTAAAATCCTTCTCACAAGTAAAGGATTTATTGTCTATGTATGGTTGGGTTGCAGCGTAGCGCCACAAGTTTGGTTCTGCTGACCTGATTGGAGTATTCATAAAAGTATTTATTGCCCCGGTGACGGAATAGGTATACGTGTTGGTCTTAGAAACCAAATTCTAGGAGTTCGAGTCTCCTCTGGGGCACCAATTATCTGGCGTTAGTATAATGGATAATACAAAGAGCTTCTACCTCTTGAATGTGGGTTCGATTCCTGCACGCCGGACCATTTTTAAGGAGGCATTATGCCAAGTGTATTTCTTGTAAGTGACACACACTTTGGTCATGCTGGTGTGTGTAGATTCACCGATTCAGAAACAGGTGAAAAGATTAGACCATGGACTGATCCAAATGAAATGGATGAGGAAATGGTAAAGCGATGGAACGAAACAGTAAAACCAACAGATAAGGTTTATCATCTTGGTGATGTTGTGATTAACCGTAGAGCACTTAGCATTATGCATAGACTTAACGGTGACAAAGTTCTTATTCGTGGTAACCATGATATTTTTCGTGATGATGAATACAGAGTCCACTTCCGTGAACTTCGTGCTTATCATGTGATGAACGGAATGATTCTTTCACACATTCCAATTCACGAACAAAGTCTTGGTCGTTTTGGTACTAACATTCATGGACACCTTCATACGAGTCGTGTGATGATTCGTGGGTTTAATGGTAAACCGATGGGTATTGATCCACGTTATCATTGTGTTTGCGTTGAACAAACCGATTTTAGACCTATTCTTTTTGAGGACGTTATTAAGCGTATCAAAGATGAAGGTGGTGAAGTTGGTTTCAAAAACGGAAACGGTCCAACGATGTAAATGCGGTCGTGATGGAATTGGTATACGTATCGGACTTAAAATCCGAGTTTTGTGGGTTCGAGTCCCACCGGCCGTACCAAAAATATTTTTTCAATATATGCTTGCCAAGTGATTGAAAAGCATATATAATAAACAATTCTGCGGGATTGGTGCTAATGGTAACACGAGACCTTGCCAAGGTTTAGTCACGAGTTCGATCCTCGTATCCCGCTCCAAATGAAGTCAGTTCCGAGAGGACTTTAAAAATGTCGGCTGTCCAATCGCCAACGGAGAGGACGTAAGGTAACAGTTGGAAGATTTTCGCCCTATTAGTATAATGGTATTACACCGGTTTTGTAATCCGGGTACGGGAGTTCGATTCTCTCATGGGGCACCAAATTTTTAACTCTACAAATAATTTTTGTGTGTGTTGTAAATTTACCACAATAAGTGTTGACAAGATGCTTAGGTTCTGATACAATACATACATCTTGAATAAAGAAATGGTGGTTTAGCATCATTAAGATAAGTGGCGTGAGTCACCCAAAGGAGGTATGCCTACATAACTCCGCTCGCAAGAGTCTATCTAAACAAGCCTGCTCAACACCGTAAGGTGTCGTTCACTTATAAGACGGGTGGATGTAATGAGGACGCAAGAGTTGTGGAAAGAATGTCTGTTTATGTTCCCGTGAGGGTAAGACAGGCAGACAGAGAACTAACAGGTGGTGCTGAGTCTCACAACAACACTAACTTGCCAGTCAGTATGAGAAAGGGTAGTGTATTTGTCCGAAGTGTTGCAGCTAAGGGCTCGTATGCAGTTTGAATGGTTACTGGGGCTGTCGAGAAATCGGCGGGGTCACACTAATCGTGAAAAACGACTGAGTAGTTCGCAAGACAAAAGGTACGTGGTGTGTTGTATTGTGTATTCCAAAAGAGTATGCAGCAACTGTGTCAGCACATCGCAGTAGGTTGTTATAGGCTAACGGTAGGCCAATTTCCTGTTAAGAAATAGACTGCGGGTTCAAATCCCGCTAACATATAAAACGCAAAGACTGACACGGTCATAGATGAAAAACATCTAATACTTGAACCGCAAGGTAATCAAGTCTAGTGAAGCTCGCAAGGTGACATTAGTTTATGCAAGAAGTTTCGTAAGGTGTTAGCGCACTTTAATGGCTCGCAAGGTCAACGGGATAGAAAGCGTAGAGTAGTTTATGGCGACAAGTCTAGTGCCTGACTTTCAAAACGGCGATGTTGTAGACAGACTGCAATATGTAGCAATACAGTTGTGGTGGATATCATGCGAAGGTAGGCTCGCAAGGCTTACTATAATGAATGAGGTGTCTATGGGCAGCATGTAATCTCAGTGCGCCAATATGCGGGATTAGTTTAATGGTAAAACAGCAGATTTCCAATCTTCGGTTAAGAGTTCGATTCTCTTATCCCGCTCCATATAAAAACATATTGTCATCTGGTCTAGAACGGATGTATCGTGTTAATTCACGGCAGTATGTTTCTATATAGAGTATATGCGGGAGTTTTTAACAATGTTGGGGTCCACCCAATATACAAGTGAGAATCTTGTTTCCCGCTCCATTTTTGTAGCAGAGTAGAGAAGAGGCTATCTCACCAGGTTCATACCCTCGGAGGTCGGTGGTTCGAGTCCACCCTCTGCAACCA